CTTCAAATGATACTTTCCAGTAGAGACCATCTTCGGCCTCTGGTTCACCACGTCCACCATCACGCACGGGAACGAAAGGTCGTCTGCTCCGAAGGGACGAAACCCGTAATAGGTTCCCGTGAAACCGGGAACATACTGTTTAATTAAGGCTAGAATGGCTTGCCCGCGCAAATCAGTTTCATTCACAACAGTCATTGATGAACTAGGTACAATTGTTCTCATTTAACTCACTCCCACAGTTCCGCCGAATGCCACTTCCATCGAAGCCATCTCATCCCTTTGGTACGATCGTTCCAAACCTCTTGTAAAAAGTATCTCTTGCCAATTTTCTCCGAAGGCCAAAAAATTCCGAATGTGGTGGCGGATCATAGTTTGATCGTCCGCACTTAAAAAGAGCGTCTGCCTTCGGTACCAATTATAACCGAGCTTGGCTTCCTCTTCTGGAGAAGTGGGAATACCAAATGCCGCTTCCCTTGGCGTCTCCATGTGAAAGAACATTCCCGGATCCGACAAAGCCGCTTCAAGGGCCCCGGTGGCCACCATAATCTGGTTAGCCATCCCTTCCTTTCGCTTCCATGCGCTGTATTCGGGCGACAGAGCCTCCCAAAACACTCCAGGGTCAATCTGTGCCCCAACCGCCTCCATTCCCGCTGCAGAGGCGAATTTGTCCTCGTTCCCCTTGGCCCAATCCTGCACAATCTGCTCAAACACCGGCCTCATGTCCTTAAGCCGGGCTTCCATCTCCGGAAGGAGGTGGACGTTCTTCCAAACCATACTTATGTTAAAACTTAGCTTGCCTTCGGTCTGAGCTTCTTGCCACGCGGGCGGAAGATCGGCCACAGGTCACCTTATGGGTGTAAATGGATCAATGTTATAATTCTTAGCTTGTGAAACGGGAAGCTCCCGTTGGCCTTGACGCTTGTAGTAGTCGTCTCGGAACTGAATGGCCCGGTCAAAGGCCGCCTTTGCTAGATTCCTAAAACTGGTGGTGACTACGTCAATCTGATGTCCGGTTTGTCCGCCACTTGAAGAGTAAAGTGGGGCGTACCGCGAAGCCAAACGATTGTAGTAGGCGCTTAAGGCAAACTGCATAAGGGCCGGGGCCAAACCCGCCACAACCAACGTGGGATCCGTCACGGACAAATTTTCCGCCGCCTCGTACAAAAATTCCAAGTGTTCGGCATCAGTGAACCATTGCCAATTGTAGTCGACAAGGAACGGATCCAGTCCCGTGACCGGAGCACTGGCAAAAGTTAAAATTCCGTTGGCCGCGTCCAGAGTGAATCCGGTCGTTAACCGGTAGTTCGCGGCCAGCGGCCCCATTGTAACATACACTCCCAAAGCTACGACGTTCTGGTGCTGGAGTCGAAACTTCGTACCAACCCCGTCCGGCTTTCCGGACGAAGTATTCCCAACGGGAGTTTCCCCCGTCTTTAAATTAGAGGTAGGGGCATCGTGTGCCATAATTCTAAGGCTTGTAATTCTGTCGGCCAAAGCTGTCATAGGTTAAACCTCCAAATCCTTCTCCAGGTCTGAAAGGGACTTCCCCGGCTTTAAAAAAGCGTAACGAATTCCGTGCTTCTTAAAGAGTTTCTTCTTTTCCGTACAAATGTCCTTGTCATACTCCGTTTCTTCGTAAAACTTATCAACGGCTACCTTGATCTCTGGGTAGTATTCACTCACCGTAAGGCGTTCGCCTTTGAAAACTAGAAAGGCGAACGCCTGATCGGTGATGTAGTAACTTGCTTGAAGGAACAAGGCCACCTTGTTTGACCTCGCTGCATTCCGCCGGTTGAGTTCTTCCGAACGGTAAGCGAGCTCTTGGGCTTCGAGCAGGGCTTCCCGCGCCGAGGTCTTCTCCAGGTTTGCACGCGGTTCCACTGTTGCGGAGGCCGCTTTCTTTGGGTTTCCAGTCATGGTTGAACCTGTTTCCTTCATAAAAAACTCCTTGATTTAATTGCTTGAACGTCCGACGCCGGTGACGACTAAACTGATCCCACCGGTTGTCGGGGCCACAACATTAAGCCTTAAGTAACGATAGTTAATTCCGCTAAAGTCCCAAACGCTTGTCGCCGCTGCCAAGGAAGTCATGGTAACGGAGGACACGGACATGTCCGTCCAATGCGAATTGTCATTTGAATATTGCCACTTGAATGCCGGCGTTCCCGTTAAGGCCAAAGGAGTAAGAGTGAAGCTTCCTCCACCTTGTGCTGTTTGGGTTGCAATGGAAACCGCCGTCCCAAGAATTGCGTTTGCCTGACTTGAGGCCAACTTAAAGTTGTTCGCGTCTACTTTAATTACGTAGTAGGTTGTGTTCGCAACCAAGGCCCCCGGACTGGTTCCGGCAGACTTTGTATAAAGAACCGCAAGACCAGTAGTAAGGCTGTGCGCGGTAACGTTGAGTTTGCTGGAAGCAGTCACAATGTTGCTGGCTGTCCCTCCGGAAAACTGAGGAGCGAAAGGAGCCAATGCTACATACGAAGATGACCACATACCATAACGAATGTTCGCACCGACCACCGCAGAAGTTGCCGTTACTACGGCGCTTCCTGAAGTGTAAGTCGATTTAATTACGGCGGCAAGAGTTGCATTAGCTTGAATCCCATCACTGATTGCTTTGGCGGTCAGAGCATTGGAGGACGACGCCACAAAGTCCGTTCCTTCCACAAGCATCTGTCCGGCCATGACTAGAATTCCGTTGTTCCTTCCCCCGGAGAACTTCGCGGCCCCTGGAGTGAGGGCGGCGTTTGTGCTGGAAGTGAGAGCATAGTTGTTGCAGGCCGTCCCGGAGCTTCGGCAAGTTATTGTTATTACCGCTAATGTATTCGTAGCACTGAAGATTGTGTTCACGTCCGCGTCCGCGTTGATCTTATTGGTAATTTCAACTGCCGTTAAGGTTGTGGAACCTTTCACACTCCACATATCCCCTTCTCGGTACACCTTGGTTCCAAGCGTGAAGGTTTGTCCTTTAAGGGCGCGGGTTGTGTTCGAGGACACGGTTAAAGTGTTCGAACCAACGGCGGCCCCCAAGGCGGAGTAGGAACTTACGGTGATGGTAGCCGTGGAAGCCGTACCGTCCGTAAAGTTAACCGCTGCAATGGTAGTACTGGAGTAGTCCGCTTGCATGAAGGCAGAGTCAATGTTACTCCAAGGAAGCGCACTCGAGCCCAAGTCCAGAACATAAGTATTGTTGTAAGCAAGGGCTGTTTCACTAACAAAAGTCTGATTGTAAATCACGCGGGCGGCTTGCACCACTGCTATTGAGGCCAGCAGGGAGGCACAGGCCGCCGCGATTGTTAAAAATCTTTTCATGATAGTCCTCCCTTCAAATTGTCAAATACATATGGCGTGCCCTGTCCTTCATGGGGTTGAAGGCACGCCCCATCCATTAATTAATTGGTCGACTTAGGTGTTGCCGTCGTTGCCAAGATACCAGAATCTGGGGTCTACCCAGTCTGGTTCCCAACGAGCACGGGACCGGAATTGGAAGACGTCGAGTGAGAACGACATCCCGCTTGCCGGATTCTCCTGGATGACTTCCAAGGCATCGCGTCGTTGAAACACGATCCCTTTTCCGCCTTCCCCGAGGGCCCACGCTTTCTTTGGCAGGAAGCGACTAACAACCAAGTTGTAAAGTCCTTCGAGCACGTTCTTTGCGAAGGTCGTACCAATGGTCGTTCCGGTTCCACCGGTTCCGCCCACCAGCATCGCACCCGTCGCAGGGTACCACTCAGAATTCAACAACGTCCGAGCAGTAAACTTGTTGCTCGTACCAGTGAGCAACGTTGTCGGATTGACCATCATCTTGTTTCCAAGCAGGTCAAGTTGATTCATGAGAGCAAGATCAGCAGCTTGCACTGCATCCGGATTGAAGGCCACATACGATGACGGCTTGTTCGCACCGCCGCCAGAAAGCGCGGTGGACCAAACGGTCGTCATGGTCTGGGAAGCAGGGATGACGTCCCCGGCATATTCGCCCGCCGTTCCAATGAACCGCTGGAAGAACCACGCATCTTCGAGGATGCGCATGTTCTCACCAATGTCCTTGGCGCGTTGAGCGATTTGACCGGTCTGGTCATCATCAAACAACTCACGTTCGAAGTCCGCAATTGCACCGAACTTCTCGTTAGTGATTTGAATGTCAAGTCCCTGCAGTTTCGTGCGTGGGAATTGACCGCCTGCGGAAACCCGGCGTGGAACCGCACCACGGTGGACGGGGGCGTACGGCTCAACCGCTTTGGTTGAGAACGTGGTCGCTCCGACCATTTCGTGATTGGTTTCAACCAGGTTGTACCAGTTGTTGGCAATCATGTTAATACCGGCGCGGAGAAGCTGCGCAAAGGTATTTTCCGCATTAGACTCTTGCATCTGATTTTCCGCAACTTTGTAAGCTGCTTCACGGAATTTGCTGAAGGAGAAGAACGGATCTTCAAAGTCGAAGTGCGCTTTCTCCGTCAAGTCCACGCGGAACGTCCGCCGAACGCTCTCCAAGAGATTGGTGAGGCTGTGCTCTTGGATGCGTTGTGTCATACGTCGGTTAGCCTCGATCAGAGGGCTCAACCGAACAACTGAATCTCTAGTTTCTTTGCCCATTTGAGTTCCTCCTTATAGGCCGCCCGCGAACGGGAACCGAACATAAAGCAGGGCCTCAACGAGCACCGAGCCTCCTGTCGCACCCGCAATTGCGGACTGACCGGGTTTCAACACAGCGTAGGCGAAGGGATATGACATTCCGCCTGCGGTGTTGGTGACTGTTTGGGCGTCCGTGCTGAAATAAAGCGCGTCGCCATGATTGATGGTGTCACCCGTGATGGTCTTAAACTTAAAGACCCCTTGGGTTGCAACCTGAATCCCGCCCGTAGGGTACACGGTCGTGCCGTACACCTTAGAACTGGACTGTTGCAGAGCCACTCCAGCCACATAAGCCGCGTGAGCATCTGAATCAACGGGCTTAACAACGTGGGCTGAACTGTCCCAATAGACAACATCACCTTGGTTAATGTCGTAAGTTCCGTCCGTGAGTACCGGGTACCACAGAGGGGAACTCTTGTCAAAAACCTGATTGTTTTGAGAAGTAGTAGACATTTCTCAGTCCCTCCTTATCGTTTGCAATCAGCAAAAAGCTCGTTGTTCCGAGCTCCGGCTTCTTTGCGTTCCGCTTCATTCATTGAAGCAAAGCGGGCCGCTGGGACGCCGATGGTGCTGATAGCTTTTTTGGTGGCAGACTTAACCAAGTTTCCGTAGAAAGAAATTTCCTGCTTCGCTTCTTTCAACGGCATCTTGATCAACGCCTCCAATTTTTCTGCCGGTAACTCGACCCCGGACTCTTTAGCAAGCGACGTGATTGCAATCCGACGGGATTCGACGGCGTCGTCATCTTCGTCTTCGTCTTCGCCATCATCTTCATCCTCATCTTCTTTGCTGTCACATCCTTCCTTTTTCTTTTCCTTTTTGGCTTTGGCTGCAGCTTCTTTTTTCTCAGCCTCCGCCTCGTCCTCATCTTCCTTCTTTTTCTCTGAGGGCTTTTTGGACGCTTCTTCCGCCTTCGTTATGAAGTCGTCAAAGAGCTTGTCGGCTTCCGCAAGTTTGACTTTCAACTTTTCGGAGTCCGTCTCCTTAACTGCTTCTTTTAAGGCAGAGCGCGCCGCATCAAGACACTTTCTTAGTTCGTCCATTGCGGAACCTCCTCTGTGATGTTTTGCCCCGGCTACACTCTCCACCAAGGCTAGGAAACGTCCTCCCCTTGCGGGTGACGTTACTATGTCGCACGAAAACGCGTCGACAAAACGCGTTACGTAGTTAACATCGAGTTTCTCTCCTTGCCACTCGATGCGTCGGTTCTCCCTTTCTCCATTGGAGTTAATGGAGAGTCCGACGTACTCTGAGTCAAGGCCGGGAAACTCATCCCGGTAGTGCAGGGCAGTGAGTGCTTTTAAATAACCCTGCTTGCCAGACTCGGAAATGTCAAAGTGAAGGTCGCCAACGACGCTTAGCATTCCGTCAACCGTTTCAGTGTGAACGTTCTTGAAGTAACCGCACTTGCTTAAAACGTGACGTTCGGGGATGTCCCTTTCCTCGGATTCGGATGGGTGATCAAGGAAGCACGGCTTCCCTTCAAAGGCCACCGGTGCTGAAGCCATCGCTTCGGGCCCGTAGTAGTTCATATCGTTCCGGTTCCCCAACCCTTCAGTAATAAGGAGGACTTCTATGATGTTTTCTGGAAAGGAAGAAGCGTCTCCCAAACCAGGAGCGGTTTTCTTGGAGATGACCTTCGCGGCTTCGGTGCACTCCTGTTTCTTTCCCCCGCGCATGAGTTGTGCAAATACGTTGGCAGAGTTGGCCTGCTTCTTTCGCTTCACTGCATCCCTCATCAACTTGTCAAACTCAGTTTCAACATCGCCCTTAAAAGTCTTCACAACCATTTCAAGCAAAGCTGCATTCATTTCCCTTCCTCCTTGAGATGGGCCACGTTCGTAAGGTCAACCTTACGCGTGGTTTGGGTAGTCACCCAAAGCTTCACCATCTCCTCATTTTTCACGGAGACATGAAGGTCGCCGTGTTTCAAATCCTTTAAAGTGCGGTACTCGTTCAGAAGTTCCGCTTCGTCTTTCGTTATCTCTGCCATAAGCCAACGTGCTCCTTACTTAGAGTTATGATCATCACGTATTCGGAGGTGATGATTGCCTTCTCGACTTTGACGTCCTTAAAATCAATTCCCTTGTAGGTACAAAACAAATCAATTTCCTTAATCAAAGAGGTGAAGAACTTTAGAACTCCAGGGTTCTTGTCGAACACCCGTGCTAAGTTCGCCGCCCGCCCTTGCGCATAACGGGCAAGGTCGTCTTCTCCTCTCCAGAAGCCCATGGAAGGAATGGCAAGCGAATTAAAGGCTACTTTGGAACGGATTGAACGTCCAAGCCAATTGGGGTGCCCAAGCACAATACCCTCAATGGGTTTGCCTTGCTGACTTGAAATGATAACCAACTGCCCAAGGATTGCCATGACCACGTTTGAAAGTTCTCCATTCGAAACGAGTTTGTCAAAGAGTGTCTGGGACTTACTTTCAATTGCTTGTGCTGGGTTCAAAGCCACTTCATCCTCCTGTTAAAACTTTCATTTTGTCTGAAATCCAATCCCCGAACTCCACCGTTGCGGCCCCAACGAGTTCGCCTTGGTCGTTCATCACAAGCATCATGTCCGGTACCTCGTCCGCCGCGTCCATCGCCTTCGCAATCTCCCGTTCGTCCGCGTTCCCGCTTCGCATCAGTTGCGCCCAGGATGCCGGCACAACCCTCCAAAAGCATTCGCAGTTGGGGTGTGCCGGGATGTCGTCAGTAGCTTCCTCCCGCGTCAGGCCCCGGTTCTCTTCACAAATATCACAAACTCGTTTATAATAACGTGTCTGCCAAATCTCCACAAGGTTAAATTGTTCGTTCGCCTTGGCAACGTCGCCTTGGGCCGAAGCATAAATTGAGTACGACTCATGTCGATGAATGCGTTCCAAAGCAGACCACATGTCCGCCGTGGGACTTCCGGGCCGGGTAGCCTCCACCTCATCGGCAGCGTCCTCTGGAGTAGAAGCATTCAACGCACCCATTCTTAAATTGTTGGTTAAGGAAATCTGGTACGAATCCAACCATGCGCCCCAACGATCGTTCCACTGCGTCTCCCCAAGTTGAGCGGCTTCCTTGAGCGCGAAGCCCATTGGCAACCGGGCGCTCATGCTGCCCGGCGTCACTTGATCCAGCATCCACGCGGCCCGAAGCGTACTCTCCCTTCGAAGCCTTTTAAGGTGCTCGGAAAACGATCCAGCGGACTGCTCGTAAAATTCATGAAGGATGTCGTGCGTACGTTTTTGAATGCGTTCAAAGGTACCCCGGCGAACGGCGTCCGAAAAGTTCCAAGGCTCCCCACGAAAGTCTTGAGAATACTCGTGTTGGATGTACATCTTAAGGCGGGACTTCGTTCCTTCCCACAACCCTTTCAGGCGTAGTCCCTGCTCGTCCACCATTCCGTCAATGACTCGAAGGGTGTCTCGTTCAAGACGCTCGAGGACTTGAGTTTGTGTTCGCCTCATAAAGTTTTAAGTTGTCCTTTTAAAGCAGTTTTCCCTGCACCGTGAATGGGAGAAGCGTCGTCTCCAACCACTCCATCCTCTCCCGGAACTGGTTCTTGGGCCGGGCCCGAACGGGTGGGCGGAGGCATGAGCGGATCGATTCCGTTCTCCCGGTCATCCTTAATCTTGGATTGGACATCATCGTAATCGTAGTTCGTTATGTTCATTTCAGCAGCGTACATCTCGGAGGCAGTTTGGTGGTCAATGTAACCCATGACCTCACCCCGGTTAAGGTTCGCCACCGTCTCCGTGGTGGTGTCCTTGGTAACGCTGGGGAACATGAACTCAGCATCCCCGTCCTCGTAGTCCAACCCGGCCTGCTCCCAGATATCATAAATAATTTCCTGGAAGAGATGTTCAAAGTCCGCTTGAAGATCTTCAATAACTTTCTCAAAGGGTTCGGCAGCGACAAGGGCCGTGGCCCGGTTCCCTCCTCCAGCGGCAAGTACGTTAAAGAAATCCTTCGGCATGCCAATGGCCGTAGCTATAAAGGCAAGCAGTTCGTCGCTCACGCCCCCGCTCGAGCGCGTTGACCCTCCGCTGATGGCCTGCATCGGTTTGCGTTCCACTGCTTTGTTGTGCACAAAGATGGAGGCAGGCTTCGGCATTGACGCGTACGCCGCCGCGTGCGCCGCCACATCGCCCGCCCCACCGTCAATGGTGTCGTCCCAGATGAAGCATGCTTCAAGTTGGGCGCGGATTACTTCAGCATTGTAAAGATCTTTAATCCGCTTAAGCCAACCGAGTATGGAGAACAAAGACGAACGGCCCCGCTTCTCTTGGGACACAACGTTGGACTTAATGTGGAGGACTTGCTTGGCAGGCAATTGCCTTATAATATACCGAAGGGGTTCTTGCTTGGCCGAACCCGGCGCACCGGCCACTTGGTACCCCGTAAACGTTTGGAAAGCAGTGGAGTAGGATTGGTAGTAATAGTAAACGTCTCCAATGTCGTCCGGGTCGGTGATGATGTCCCAAACTGTGGAGGGGTCGATGCTGTCCCAACGAAGTTTGTCCACCATGAGCTCCCCATAAATGAGATACTCTCGACTCCAGAACTTTGAGGCTTTGTGAATAAATTTGTGTTCTTTGTTCGCCTCTTCCCAAGCCTTCCGCAGGTTGTCCTTCTTAATACGAACCTTAAACCGACGTCCGAAGGCGTACTGTGCAAGGGCATTAACAATCCGCTTTGCAACCGGGTTATGGTTCCAAGCTTCAAAGGCACGGGCGTGCATGGTGAGGTAGTCATAGATATAAAGTTGTTTGTTGAAGGGCCCGCCGTAGGTGGGAACGAACTCCGTGTACTGGTTCGCGTCGTAGGGTCCACTAAGTGCGTCCACGGAGAAGTCGTCCTCCAAAAGATGCGCCTTCTGTAACTTACGAACGCCTTCGAGATGCTTCTGCTTTGCACGTTCAAGACGAAGCACCTTTTCTGGAAGAGAAGTAAAGTGATCCGCGCCCTTTTGAAGGGCTTCCACGTACTCCTCACCAGTGAGGTGCTGCAAACGGTAAGGAACCAACATGTCATGATACTTTAAGTGCGAAGCCTCCTGCATCAACTTTCCGCGCTGATTGAATTTGCCTTCAAAGAGCCACGCCTCCTCCACCATTACCTCTCCCTTCAGGAGACGTTCGGTGAAAGCGATGACGGGGTTTTTAACGGCGGTTTGTTGGATCTCAATAAATTCTTGATCAGGATTGTAGTTCGTGAGCTCAACGGGCGGACTCATCGTCTTCATGAAAGGCTTTGTACTGGACGAACCGTTCTCCATCCAGTCGTTCGCCGATCCCTTTCGAAGGACGGCGTGGTTAAATTTGATTTTGTGCTTTGTCTTCATTTATCTCCCTCCGTCCATCCAATCCGATTGGCTTGCAATCCCGCTTGTGACCAACTGTCCCCCGACCATCGCGGCAGCGGGACGTTGTTGATGTAAATAGTATTGACTCAGGGCTTGACTGAAGGAGTCCACTTGGTCATCGTGTTCGCCGTTCGGGAACTCCGCCAATTCCTCAATGAAGTCCGGAACCCATGGTTCCCCCTCCTTCAAGGACACGCGCCCTCCTTCAACGTAGGGACTGACGAGCGAAGCGCGGAACACCTTGTCCTTCCCGTCCACCGGCACCGCAATGACTGGCAAGTCGGTCGTCTTAATCAATTCTTGTGCAAGGGACTTACCACTCGAAGTGTCCTCAATCAATAAGGAGTTCGCGGGCCGGGAAGACCACTCGGACACAACCGTTCTTTTCAGTTCTGGATATTGTGCGCGCACGCGAACCACCCGCTCCACGCAGGCCCCCTGTCCATGGAAGGCAATGAGGATTCCGACTGACCAATCGTTCTGCTCTCCATCCTCCATGGCAGTGTCCCAACTCCAAAGCTTCCAGACCACTTGTGGGGCGATGGTGTGATGCTTCCAGTAATCCCTTTTAAACATCCCCCCTTCGTCCGACGTCGGGTTCTGCTGGTACTGGGCTTCGAAGGCATGGGAACCTTTTTTGTCGGTCATGATTTTCTTTTGGGCCATAATTTCTTCGCCAGTCTCCCGTGCGGGGCACAGAATGTCGCCAACATCGCGGGTCACAATCTTCCCGGAGAGGGGAAAGATCAACTTCTGGGGAGAAATACAAACGGCAGGTAACACAACGTGCGTCCATCCATGATCCTCCTTCTCGGTGATGTGACCAGTGATGTCGTTCTTGATCAACCGTTGCTCTACGACTACTTTCGCGCCCTTGTGCTTGTCGTCGAGGCGGGTCGAGAACGTTTTGTCCCAGAACTCAATGGTGTTCTCCCTTACCAATTTGCTCCGTGCCCGTTCGGGGTCAAGGAAGTCGTCCGCAATTAATACGTCGCCTCCCGTTCCCGTCACAGTTCCGCCGACGGACGTGGCCGCCATGATGCCACGTGCCGTGTTCTCAAACTCCATCTTCTGGTCTTGATCGTCCATTACCTGCACACGTCCGCCCCAATTTGCACGGAACCAATAGGAGTTGAGAATGCGGCGTCGGGAGAGGCTGTGCTTGGTCGCAAGTCGTTGGCTGAAGGAAGCGCAAATGAAGCGCAGGGAAGGATCCATCGTCCATGCCCACACCGGCCACATCACAGTAACGAGGTTACTCTTGCCGTAGCGTGGAGGGAGGTTAATAATAAGGTTTCGGATCTGTCCTTGGACAACGGCCTCAAGGTGTTCGGCGATGAAGTCAATGTAGTAGCCTTCGGACAAGGGTGTGGCGGGTTCGATTATGGGCCAAGCTTTGCGAACGAACTCTGAATAGGAGATTTGTTCGGAATGGAAGGCGTCGGCCAACTGATTCAGGGCCGCGCTTAAGATTTTGATCGTACCGTCTCTCACGCTTCTCCTTTTTCAAGTGCCATTGAGAGCTCCCGAAGCTTGTCCGAGATCTTCGGGCCAAGGGCCAACTGTCCTTGACAATGTGGACATGCGTCCGGAATGACAGACTTCAAATTGACGCTAACATCCAGCACGAATCGTTCAACTATCCTGGAGACAATCTCAAAGTGAATGTTCTCACGGTACTTCTTGTCGTGGGCTTTCAACCAGAAGATTAACGCTGTCACGTTGTCCGGGGCCATTTTCTTCAGGACGGTCTCCATCTTCTCGACGCCTTCACGCAGGGCCTCGTCCCAAGCCACCGCGAACGCTGGATTGATTTCCCGTTCGTTAATGGCATCGTGTCGGTTAACATGAGAGACTTTGCAGGCCTGGTACAAGTGGACAGAATTTCGAAGTGCTGTAAGAAAAGAAGAAGCCCAATGTGGTATTGGACGTGTTGACGTCACCGACGCCACGGCCTCCTTTAATAATTCACGTTTAGGTTCCGGCCCAAGGAGGACAGTACTGGGATACTTCCCATTTTTCTTCTGACGTTTGGTTTCTCTTCCCACGCGCATTACAATGACTCAATTCCGGGCCAATTCCTAAATAAACAATGTAGTGTGTTATTTAAACAAAAGAAATGTACTAGCGTAACGCCGCTCGACGGAAATATCACGAAGTCGGGTAGTCGGAGTAATAAGGGTGGAGTCAAGTTCTTCTTAATATTCGTTACTAGAGTAATGATGTTCCCTATGTAAACGTTGAATATTAAAAAGGAAGCTTTTTCTTAGTTACCTCCCTTTACCTCTCTTTAGCTAATTCCTTCCTTTCTATTTTTTCTATTAATTAACTTAATTAATTATTATCAACTAATTAATTAACTCTTAATTAATTAATTAATTAATATTAATTAATAATTATTAATTTCATTAGTAACAACCTAGACACATTAAGTAAACGCCTTACCCACCGTCCAAATTTCTACCTCTCCAATTTCACCGGTTTTCCGTCTGAACCAATTCCCCTAGTAGCTAATCAACCCTCCATTGTAGCAATATACACGTCCTTTACTCTTTTTTCGCTTTTTCCTTCCCTTTCCTCTTTTTATTAAGGCACAATCCGCCTATGCCACGTAAAGGATATCGAAAACGACGACTCCCTTGTCCTTCCCGCCGATCACCTCTTGATCTTAACGGGCGCGCCCTTCACATGCGCCTTGCCCACACCGGTTTTTACATCCCCATGGGACTTCGGTCAAGGGTTCGTTTCCAAAGAATCATGCAACCCTCCCTCCACATCCTCACCAGAACCAATAACAAGGTAATTCATGCTCTGCTCTCTCCGGAGGAACGAACCCGGCCCCCGCGCTCCATTTTCGAATCCTACTTCGAGGACTTCCTCAAGTTGGCCCGGTGGCGCGGGTACACTGTTTATGTTGACGGTGTCGCCTTAACTCATGCCGAAAAGGACGAAGAATGACAAATAGTCTTAGAATTACCTCATATTCAGGCCTTTTCACGGTCGATAATTATCAAATAGTTCGAGCTTTTTTACCCTTTTGGGGTTAAGCTTAGGTTAGGAGTAAAGTTTAAATCAGGAGGGTGTTATGAAAAATAGACCGTTTAAAAGAATTGAATCAAGCCTTCTTTCTGCTGCTGTAGAGCTTACCACTCGTTGCCATACTTGCAACAACCCGGCTTCAGCTCCGTACCGCGCCTATGACAACCGGGGCAAGGTCGTCGAAGGATGTGTAGATAAATTCCATACTGGACGCCTTGTAACTCCGTCTGAATCGTCCTTCTGGCACACTCGTAAAGCTGCGTTTAAAATTCGTAAAGAATTGCAAATGGGGGTGCGGTCATGAATATTCGAGAAAAAGCCGTAATTGACCTCGTGAGGAAATTCAAGGAATTCGATATCACAACCCAAGACGACTTCATCCGGGAAGTCTTCAAGCGCGTGTCTGACAATAACCTGTTCGCGCTTTATGTGGAGGTGTTCGGAAAACCAGTGGAGGTGCAGCCATGAAAATCATCTGCGCATGGTGCAAAAAAGACCTTGGTGAGAAACCACCTCTTGCCAACCCTGCCGTTTTCCACGGCATGTGCGCCGCTTGCGAGGCTCGGCTCAACCAAGAGCTCGACACAATGGAGGAATCCTTGAAGAAGTCCCCCCAAGCTTCCGCCCGGAACACGTGGTTCATTCCTACCTTAATAACCCTCCTATTCCTTCTTGGGGGGTGCCGAGGCGCGGATCGGCTCCTCAACGGCTCTACAGACGACTCTAGGCCTCTACAGGCCCCTCCTATAGGCCCGGCCCCGCTTGGAACCGCCCCCACGTTTAACGTCCCCGCCCCGGAGGGCTTTGACCGAACTGTCCTTTACGGGTACATGCCCGCCAATGGAGTAGTGGACGTTCCGTTCACAAATGGATCCACGGTTCGAGTCTTCCTCAAAGACCTGTCCGTAAATCAATGGTTCAAACTCGGAACCAATTACTCCGAAGCCTACTACTATACTTTTGACGGATCCGAAGTCACTTACAAAGGAAAGAATCTTAACAACTTAGTGTATTGCGTTTACTTCTATTCACCAAAGGGGGAATTATGAAAACAAAGCACACACCGACATTGTGGACGCAATACATCGCGCCCAAACAATTCCATGCCGGAATATGCTCTACCAACGGAGACCAGATAGCGTTTGTTCAAAATCAAAAAGATTACAACATCGCAAATGCAAACGCCGAATTCATCATCCGCGCCGTCAACTCCCATGATGCGCTTTTGGAAAATCTTAAGGCGTGTCTGAAAAGATTAAGGGAACTAGATCGTAAGTTATTAGAGACAAACAAAATGCCGTTTGAATGTGAATTAGGAGAAGTAACAAGAGCAGAAAAAGCAATTGCGCAAGCGGAGGAAAAATAATTTAACTTTAATCAGGAGGGTGACATGTTAATGGAAAAATGCAAAGTAGACATTTGGAAACTGGAGAAGACTTTAAAGCACGCCGGGTTCAACCCCGCCGCTGTCGAGTACATTACTCGTAGCGTCGAGGCGCATACGCCCCTTTTGGCCGCATCGAAGGAAGCCTTGGCCTGCGGCGACCTACCCCTTGGCGTTTTCAACGAACTCGAACGCTCCATCCTTTTGGCGGAGGGCCGGTAACCGTGGGCGGGTTGGCGAATTCCAAGGCCCGGTTCCTTCGATGGGTCTACAGGGCCACCGGGCGCACCGCGCTCTACAAAGTTTTGAAGTGCCACGATGGTTCGGCTGTTGGGCAAGTGGTGGACGGGGAAACGCTTCTGGAGGAGTTGCACATTCCCATTCCTCCAACCCCGTCTTACAAAACGTGGTTACTGTTCGTTGACGCCGGGCGAAGGTGCGAAGTATGCTTTTGGCCCAGAGAGGGCCGCTACCCCGGTTGTGAACACCATCCACGTGAAATTTGCGGAACGCACCTCTTGGTTAGGGAGGGTGCACCGCGAGCCGTAAAGACGGAAAGCAGTGGGGTGGGGAGTCGGTCTTAGAGGGGTCGATAAACCCCACCCCCAGATTTTAACAGAAGGAGTTCGAAATGTTTAAAAAACTTTTAAGGACAATTCACTACCTTATATACAGAGAGTGCCGGCACGAAGGGCCGGTGGTTGCTGAAGGATCGGTGTGCCCGGAAGCCAAGCAGAATCATCCTCCCGAAGTTATAGGCGGATGGTGGTTGATCCGCACGTGTAAATATTGCGGTGGTTATTTTGCGGGCCCAAGAGATTTAGTTGCTTCAAATATCATACTCGTAAAAGGAGATTCAAATGTTCAGAGTTAAAAGAAATCCAGTTCCACCTGTTCTTAAAGAGTTTCAAATGACCGAAGTAGAGTTCACGCGCCTTAATACTTTGTCAATGGTGGGGCACTTAATTGAAGGACAGATTTCCGCCCTTTGGAAATCGGTAGGAGACCGGATGGGATTTGACTACCGGACGGCCCGGCCCATCCCCGGCAAGCCGCCCATGTTTTTACAAGCCGAACCTTTGAAGGAGGGGCCGGTTTCGGAAACCACGCCACCCGCTTCGGGAACGGTTAACTGATTTCTTAGTCGGTAGAAAAATAGTTTAAAATAGTTCGTGCCTTTTAATTTTTATTAAGGCACAATGCCGGTTCAATCAGGAGGGTGTGATGTTAAGTTTAAAACTACCAGCATTTCCAATCAGGTGTACCACCAAGGAAGGCCAATCCTTTCAAGCCCGTTTCAAGCGGGCCCTCGAACCTAGTTACATCGTACTTTACCTCACCTTCAAATCCGACACTCGTCGAATTAAAATTCCCGCGCCTAAAGAAGAAATTCTTTCTTGGAACGCTTTTGCTTCACAATTCTTTAAACAATGCTTCCCGGTGAAGGAGACAACGAATGAAACGTCAGGTTTGCCAGTGTCCGGATTCATATCCACTCAGAAAACCGATCCCGAACCTGGGAGTGGTGGTAAGGTACTGTCCGGAATGCGAGGCATTGTTCTTACAAAAAACGCCCTTCCCAACGAACTTTACACAACTGCTCAATCCAAAGATCCTAAAAAAACTTACATGTGCCGTTACGAAGGGTTGTCCACCGATGGCCTTCGGTACATTTTGCAAGTCTATTTCCCGGCCCTCCGGGAGTGGTCGCGTGTTGAAGTAGACGGCGACTACAAATTAATCCTACGTACACAGGAGAACAGTATGCCTACCCGAACCAAAGCCAAAGCTAAACCGTCCCCAAAGAAATCCGCCGAACCAAAACCGGTGAATGATCCCGCCGCTACCACCAAGAAAGGTCTGTCCGTTTACGAAGCTTGGGGCCAAGCCTTCCAAACGCTCGGAACCAAACCCGGTGCTCCGAAGCTGATCGTGGGCTTTATGGAGAAGCACTTCCCCGGACGAAAAACGAAATGGGCCAAGTGGGTCAATTCAGTTCGAAACTCTTACAATGCCGGAAAGCTTCCCGGTGCCCCGGCTCCCAAGGAACGCCTCAAGCCTTACAAATGACCTCCGCAGCGAACCGTACAAAGAGGATCCCCCATCAATGTACGGTTCGCTGTACGGTTAACTGTCCACACCAATTAACTTTTTATGCCGCAGAAATTACTTATGGTGTTGGAATTTACATGTGTTTCGAATGCCAAATTGTGTGGATTGAATCGAAGGATCAAAAGATTTTGTTTAAAACAGATCAGAAGTTTAATCGATTTAGTTAATTTGAATGTGACGCGCCTACAAGCCGCGTGGGGTTCCCCGGAGTCGTCGACCTGAAAGTACGTATCCGGCACTAATGGTTGTATGGGGTGACACCCTTGGAGAATTTTGATGTCCTAGGCCTCATCATTTCCCCAGCCTCGTCAAAGGCTACAACCAAAATTTAAGGAGCTAAACTTGAAGTGTGAAAGGTGCCGACATCCTCTTGAACCGGGCCGGTGGATCAAAATTGGTCGACCGGCGGGCGGCCCTGGAACCATAAAACATTTTTGTTTAACTTGTGCCGAATGGCTTTACAATCAGTGCGACGGGAAGGGAGAAATTGGCAGTCTTCTGGAAAAGAGAATCACTGAAGCTTATAAATCACTTTTAGGGCGCGGGCCGAAGTAGTGAAAGAACGACGTTGGACGCAACGATTCCGAGTACCGAAAAGGCCCAAGCCCTTTATAAAATTTTTCCAAGTGTGCCCCGTTGACAGGTTTCGGATTCACCCTCCTGAACCTCGAGGGGCACATAAATACTTTAAATTAAACTAATGCGAAAACTAAGACCTTATCAACAAGAAGCTCTCGACTACCTTAAAGAAAACCACGGTGGTGCTCTTTTCATGCAGATGCGTCTTGGAAAAACGATTGTCTGTATACGTTATGTACACGGTTTGTTAGGTACCAGCACA